CATAGGCTGAGTCAGACTTTTCGTTGCCGAAAGATCGTGAAGCCTTAGACAGATCGTTTGCCATACCGTTGTAGTCACGGCTAGACAAAGCCAAAGTCCGCTCGTAGTCGGGGACACCCTGCTCGTTCATGATCGCGTCAGCTTGTGCAACGTCATCATAGCCAGTAGCAGCAGCAGTCCGCTTAACAACCAACGTGCCCTGCAAAGCAGCAACATTCATAATTGCTACGTTGATGTCAGAGGCAAGCTTGTTCTTAGCAGCCGCACCGAGTCGGTCTTCTTGCAAGGCATCGCGCAATTCCAGAGCGTTCATTGTGAACGGTACTGCTTTGCTGAAGCCAATGGTAGAAGGCACTGCCAACTGAGTGAAGTTTTGGTAGTCAGCAGCAATATCTACACCGGGAGCGGCATCGATAGAGGTGCCGATGTAAGGCATCGGACGCCAGATAACGTCATTGGTGCGCTCCATCATTACCTGATCGGTGGTGTAAACACCAACGTTTCTGCTTAACACTAAGGCATCGTGGAAACCTTCCAAGATGTTTTCGAACGCTACGCGCTCTTCTTTACTAAACGAATTAGCCATGATTGGCTCCTTTTAATTTATTTCGCCGCTCGTTTCTGCGCGCGCTTATAGGCCATGACCTTATCCATGTTACCTGTCCGCGCCGCTTCTTCTCGCAGCCGTTCTAGGGTTGAGTCCACAGCTCCGCTCGATGGTGCCGTTGCCGATACCGTTCTCTCGGGCTGTGTTGCAGCCTTGCGATTTCCAATCTTCAAATTACTCTCCAATTTTGCCACCGCAAAGGCAAACTTTACGGGATCGTCTATTGCAGCAAGCTCTTTAGCCTTCTTGGGGTTCTTACCCAAAGCGTAAATCACTAGCGCAGGGTTCTCAGCACCTTGAATTACAACGCCCTGTTGAACTACGTTAAACATCTGCTGCGCGACTTCCTCAGCATCGTCATAGTCCCTGACCTTTAACTTGGTCTTGGCCTCAACGTAACCCTCCAGCTTCGCGTTCCAAGCCTGTTGCTGCTCCTCTTCGGCGCGGCGGACTTGGCTCTGCTGATCATCGACGAGTTTCTTACGCTCGTACCAGTCTGCAAGCGACTGCTCGTATTTCTCGGTGTCGTAATCTAAAGCTTCAAGATTCGGCTTCGGTCCCAAGTTAACAACTGGATTGGTCTCAGTTGACTGGTTTACCCGGCTCTCTAATTCTCGATTACGTTTCTTCAACTCCCTGTGTTCGCGTCTAAGCTCTCGGACCCATTCGGGTGCGGCTTGCTCTTCTTGAGGCGGCGGTTCCTCACCGTCAATGGATACTACTATCTCGTCAGGCTCTTCTGATTCAGCTTCTTCTGCTTCAGGCTCGCCCTCATCGACTTCATCGATGGCTGCGTCCTCAATCTCAAGCTCCTCTTCAACGTCCTGCTCTTCTTCGTATATCTCCTCGACTTCTGCCATTTTGTTTGATCCCTGTTAACTCACCCAAGTTCTCGGCTGGGCGGTTGCCGTAGACCAATTATCACCCTTGTGCAAATTATTTCAACTTTTTTACATTAAGGGGGTTGTTATCTTACCAGTAAGATGCGATACTCTCTTTGTCGTCGGGGTTCGGCGGCACTTAACCAGCAAGGAGATACACCAATGTCAAAAGAACTTAGAGAAGCAATTACCAGCCGTTTATCGGATTCTTACAGCGGTACAGAAGGTTATGATAAAACAATCCTAGATGCTAACCACTTTACGCGCCGCATGTTTAGATGCTGGCTTGATGGCTCATACCTTGGGGCAGGGCATTACCATTTGAATTGCGATTTTGTTCGCTGTTCGTATGACAACGACAAAGACCTTACCCGATGGGTTAAGCGCCAATTTGCCCAATACCTAGCGCACGAAGAAAGCGCCACAAGATGGAGCCAAGTTTCCGCAATGGTTCCGCGAATCCTTACCTTCTGCGTATGGGATGACCAACCTTATTTTGACGGCGGGCCGTGGTTCCCAAATCAGACCAAGCTTGATGAGTTGTATGCCGAGCTTGTCGACGATGCCCGCGACCTAGTACGCGATGAAGTAGAAGCAGCCTAACACAACGGGGCTTCGGCCCCACAAACCAGCAAGGAGATACATATGGAACTCAAGCAAGAGATTTTTTGGCAAACCCAAGCTCGGGGCAGTGATGACGCCGAGTATCAGATCTACCTCAGTTGCGCCAACGATGGTAACGGTATCGACATTACCACTGGCGCACCACTCAAAACATATGACGAGTGGATCAACTCTTAATCAACCAGCAAGGAAAGGAGCGAGACATGGGCATCAAAGCAGCAATAAACGCGGTCAAGAAGTTACGGTTTGAGGATTACAAAAAGGTCGATGGTGAGTACAAGTTTGTCGAAGTTCCTGTCGAAGTGCTTGAAACTGAGGACGGACGGTTCTTGATCACCGATGAGAATGGTGGGCCAATCGTAATCGACTACTACGATTATTTTCGTGAGTCAGGCGGAATCCACCCTGCATTGATTAGGGCTGTTGAAAAACACGGCTGCTATTGGGAATGGGAACACCCCGGTGCAATTTGTTTGGCTAATTAAAAACTAGGGGCTTCGGCCCCTTAACCTAAACTTTTAACGGCCTTCTTGTGAGGTCCAGTCTGGCATTAACCCGGTTTTTTGTTCTGCGAAAACCGTACCCTCTAGCTTGGCTGTCCTGTTTGTTTCTCCGAAAGGACCGTAGTTCAGCCAGCTATTTTGACCCCTAGTTTCTGTCGTCAAAGCTTTTAAAGCATCGCCTGTAAACAACCTAGCGTGAGCCTGCCACGCGTTCTCTTCTCCTCTAGCCCTAAAGCCAGCTCCTTCTAATCCATGACCGAAAGTGTCATGAACAGCCCTAAACAAATCGTTAGCGGTAACCACCTGCTCCACGCCATCCTGATCCTTCCAGCGTAACCCGGTATCTTTGAGCATTGGATTATCAGCAATTTCTGCACCCGTGATCCCTTCCGTTCCATATCCGTCATAAGTGCCATAAACAGCCATGCGCTTGTTTTGTCTCAAATCACGCACAGCATTGAATGGATTTCCGTCATACGGGTCGCCGCTTGAATCGAAAAATGAAAATTCATAACCGTCATCGATTAACGACTGGTATTGATCTGTCGTTTGCCTAATCAAATCTTCGTAAGCGGCTTTGACTTTCGGGTTGGTTGGGTCATGCGGCATATCTTCGTATGCTTGAGCAATCCTTTCTGAACGTTCCCTGTTTACTTCGTAGTATTCTGGCTGTCTTGAGAAAGGGATCCCGGCTGACTCTGCATATTTTTCTGCGACTGAGACGAGGCGCGGATCCGGTCCCGTTGCCCCTGCAATTGCTGGCGCACCTTTAAGCGGCGCAAGGCCTCCGCTCGAATACCGTCCTCTTCCGTTTCTGGGGCGTTCGGATCCCAATCCATTGTATAACTCCTTTGGTGTCGTAATGATTGATTTTGGATCTTTAGCTGTCTCAGCTATGCCGGTCAATCCTGACGGCACAACTTTAACATCACTGTCAATCTTTGTCTCTGGTAAAGTCTCTGTTGTGTAGTATTCAATATCGTCGTACAGCTTAATCTCGGTCCCGTCTGGTGCGGTGACCATCCTAAAGTTTTCAGGGTTGTCTAACTTGATCAAGACATCGTTGTTAACAATGGTTGCCTTGCCATTCTTGACCCCTTTGACCCCATAGCCTTGATTGTCAACGAATACATTTTGACGCATTGGGTTAAACCCAAGGGTCAAGTCAGGATCCACAATTTCGATGTCAGTGTACTTTCCTCGTACCGCAGCCATTGGAAACTTGGGCTTTTGCTTGCTTGCAATAGCTTCCCGGGCGGTCTGGTTGACGCGTAGCTCAACAGGAACGCCATTCGACTTGACTGTAGCAGCCGCATCATAAGTGATCGCCGTACCCGTACCAGTCGATGACTCCGACTGACTTACTTTGCCGGTCTTGAGTGTTGGCACACTGTGGATCGTCTGGGCTTTAAAGTTTTCTAGCTCAGGATCATTAAAGTTGCTGTTCAGATTCTTGCGTACATCAACGATGGTTCCTTCTGGAATTTCTACCATCTCTTCCATTAGCTTGGTTGACGCAGTGGTCCCGGCAGTAGCTTCGCCACGCTGTATCGCCTCACGGGCGCGCATAACCTTTTCTTGCGCTTGAATACCTTTGTCAGAGGTCAGATTGAAATCAACCGGCGATGCAGTTTCAACAATGCCGGTTTCCTCGAACACCTCATCGCCTGACATCAAAGAGGTTGGCTTTTCTGCTACATCAGCAGTTGATGGCGCTTTACGCCCAGCTTTAGCGGCTAATGGGACCATCGCGCCTAATCCCTTTAAACCTAGCAAGTTTAACGGGTCACCGATCATTTCAACCCCGGTTGCGTACAGCGGGCTTCCTGTAACGTCCATTGCCTGCTGGCCCATGTATTCTGCTGGGGCAGTTAGCGGTGACAGTGTTTCACCAAACCTTTGGACGTATTCTTGGCCTTTCTCTGATTGCGGCATGTAAGTCATGGCGCGCTGTACGTCTTGAACTGCCTGAGCTGCCTGAGCAGGATCTCGGGTCATTGCCAATTGACCTAAGCCAGCCAATCCAGCAGGAACTGACGCCGGGAGTGCTGTGCCGATGGTTGCAACAGCTTCGCCCAATCCAGTCATTGAAGGCGCAGCGTCACGCCGAACTGGGCCGTAAGGCGTCATAATGTAGTCTTCTGTTCTGCGATCAGTTAGACCGCTTGAACTCAAGATCTGCATGGCTAGTTCGCGCATTGAAGCCATTGTTAGGTTTCCTCTTGGTAACTTTGCGAGGTGTCTTCGCCGGTCATCCTAGCAAGCATAGCAGCCGCTGCTGGTATCGCTATGCCGTACTTCTTGGCAATGGTGA